AAACAGGGCACTCGTCAGCGTGAGGGCAAGTATTAGCTTTCTGTACTGCATCTTTCAGTTCTTTTACCTCTTCCTTCAGGTCGGACACCTCCTGCTTGAGAGCGGCCAGCTCCTCTTTCAGCGGCTCGACAATGTTTTCTGTGAATGCGGACACATACTGCTGCCCAAGGTTCATATCCTTGCTTTGGTTGTCACGCTCCACCCCCGCCGCCTCGGCCATAGCCCTGCGCCGTGTGGCACGCAGCGTCACCAGCGTCACTATCAGGCCGCCGGTCAGCAGCGCCTCAATCACTATCCTCAACCATTCTGGCATCCTTCTCCGGTTTTACGTTGTTACTTTTCGGCTCCGCCGTACTCTTCAACCTCGCAGCGCTGCTGCTTGGCCCACGACTCGGCGTCGTCACGGCTCTTGAACCAATAGCTGCCGGCTTTGTAGATCTTGTCCACACCCAGCTTGGCCATCAGCTGCTTGGCAACCTCGGCGTCGCCGCTCTTGTCTGCAGGCTTGTTGCTATTCTTGGGCTGCTCCTTGGGCTGCTTGGTCGGCTGCTCCTTGGGTTGCTCCTTGGGCTGCTCGGCAGGCTGCTCGGTCGGTTGCTCCTTGGGCTGCTCGGCAGGCTGCTCGGTCGGCTGCTCTGTGGGCTGCTCCTGCAGCTGCTCCTTGGACTGCTCCTGCAGTTGCTCCTTGGACTGCTCCTGGGTCTCCTTGCCGGGTTGCTCCTGGGTCTTTTTGGTCTGTTCTTTCTTGCTCATAATTTTGTTATTCGTTATCGGTTCTTACTGTGAGTGTCACCAGCCCGGCCTCCTGGCCTCTCGGTTTGCTCTGCACCACGTGGCAGCGCCACTCACTCTCCAGGCGCACCCACTTCCCGCCATACTCGACAGGCAGGGTCGCGCGTCTGTCCATACCGCTGAGGACAGAGCTGCTGTAGCCCTCCAGGGCCTCATAAACCGCTTCCTCGCGGTCCAGCTCCGTCAGCTCCTCCTCCTCGGCTTCGGCTCCGTCATAGGTGTCTTGCACATGCTCCAACACCAGCGCGACGGACACCGTTGCGTCGCCTTCCTGGATGCCGGTACGGCTCTCCCAGTCTATGCGACCAACTCTAATATAGGCAGCCGGAAGGGGCATCGGGTAGTTTTTCTCCCCGTGACCAACCTGTCCTTTGTCCAGGTCTATCAGCCTGAGCCAGGGCAGCTCCTTGGCCAACCGCCCCTTCAGGCTCTCATATATGCCCCTTCTGACTCCCATAATTATCTCTTTCTTTTGAGGGGGTTTAGCTTACCTTTGCCTTGTAAAGCAGGCCACAGTAACGGTCGTTGCTCATCTGGTGACCGGCTTTGAAGCGGTGCTGGAAACCGAACTCATAGGCTCGACCGTCGGTGTTCACCGATTTGTCCTTGTAGAACATCTCGAACTGGCCGCCGGCGCGGTACACCTCCTGGCCGCAGAAGAACAGGGCGGCGGGGCACACGGTGCCGGTAATGGCAGCACCCTGGGCAGCCTTCTTGCTGGTGTTCGTGTCATAACCCAGACCCAGCTTGTCACCAAGGCTCTTGTGGATGTTGATACCGTAGTAGTTCACAATCTTCGGGTCGATCACGCCGGTGTTCTGCTGATACTTCAGCTGTCCCTTCAGGATTTCGTTGTTGTTCACAAGGTCCCACCACCAGTCGCTCGGAAGCACCAGGTTTCGGTTGCCTTCGGGCATCTGCATACGGTCGGCTTGGCGGGCAAGGGTGAGCACGTCGGCAAGGGTGAGCATCTTGAAGCCGTCGGCAGCGTCTCCGGTGGTGGCCATCACGATACTCTTGGTACCGGCTTGCATCGGGGCAAAGGCATAGGCGGCGTCGGCAATCTCTTTCTTCACGATGCTGTCCGCACTCTTACGGGTGTAGAACTGCACTTTGTCGAAGGGCAGGGCGTGGAGGTAGATATTGCGGATCTTGTAGTTCTGCGAGTCGTACACATCCAGGTCTTCGCTATAGACGGTCTCGGTCGGCTCCACAGAGTCCACGTCGGTCGTGCGGTTCTTATACACGGCGGGGTCCGCGCCTCCTTCGGGGAACTTGATGGTCTGGCCATCGACGACAAAGGCACTCAGGTCTTCGGCGTTCGCCAGCCACGTGTCGATTTTCTCGTATTCCTCCTTCAGCGAGTTCAGAAATACGGCCTTCTGGGTGGCCAGCGGCGCAATGGCCAGGCTGACACCTTCAGGAACGTCCAGCTGGGCGTCGGCACCCAGCACACAGCCCACGGCAACCACGGCCAGGGCAATCAGCATTGCAAATTTCTTCATCTTTTTTATCCTTTCTGTTGGTTGTTAAACTTCTCTTTAGAGGGCAAGGCCTTTGTCTCGGCTGGCGGCCTCAAAGTCTGCGCACAGCTTCTTGAAGCGGTCCGGCTCGTTGGCTTCCATAGCGGCGAGGCCGCGCGGGTCTTTCTTGGTCCACTCCAGGTAGTCCCAGCTCTTGCGCTCGTCCTCTGCCTTGGAGGCTCCGCCCTGCATCTCCTGCAGCTGGGCGGCAAGCTTCTTGCCTTGCTCGGCCTTCGGGTCTTCGCCTTTGCCTTCGCCTTCGCCTTCGCCTTTGCTGGGGACCTCACGGGCGTCCAGCATCTTCGACACTTCCTCGTAGTCCTTCATTGCGAGCTTCTCGAGGCTCTCGACTTCGCCCGCACAAACCACGCCGCGCTGCACGTGCAACGCCACGAGGTTCTTTGCGTTCAGTTTGCGGCTCTCCTCGAGCTGCGCCTGCAGCTGGCGGTTCTGCTCCTCCAGCTCTCCGCCGGTCTTCTCCGGCTTGTCTGTCTCTTTGTTCATTTTTTTATCGTTTTGTTTACCCGCCAGCATCCCCGCGGCGGTTTCCGGGTTCAATACTCCTAATTTGTAATCGCTGCCGTCGTCGTTCATCAGCTTCACGGCGTTCTTCTGTCCGGGCACCGTCACCAGGCTCACCTCGATCAGCTCGCTCTTCGTCACGGTCGGGTACTTCTGCCCCTCCACCAGCACCGAGGCGTCGTCGCTCTCTTCCAGCGGACGGATATGGAGGCTCACAGCGTTCATATAGCCGTCTCTATACTTCCAGTATAGCTTCACGGCCTCCTCGTCGTTCGGGTCGAACACACAGGTGCCTCGCAGCTCTCCGTTCTCTACTCTTACATTCTCCCAGCGGCCGACGGGCATTCTCCACGTGTCGTGCTGCACACAGGCCACGGGGTTCTTTAGGAACCCCTCAAGGTCTATGCCTTCGACAAGCAGTCTCCACCGGTAACGGTTCAGCGTGTTGTCGCAGATCACAAAATCTATCGCCAGTTTCTCTGGCAGTTCTCGTTTGTTCTTTGCCATCTCGTTCTCGAAATTTTTTGCAAAAATAAGGGCTTTTTTTTCCACGGACCGAAAAAGTCTTACCCTTCGCACTGTTGTAGTTTCCCTTGTCTCCTTTCGCCGCCGCAGACGGCTTTCTTTGTACTTTTGCACAAATTTTATTAGATATGCCAAAACTGTCAAAAAACGACGCCGCTAAGAAGCGCGCACAAGCCAAGGAGCTTTTCGTCAAGGGCATCTCCCTCGACACCATCGCCGAGATCATCGGCATCTCTATCGTCACCCTCCGCCGCTGGGCCAAGGACGACGACTACGACTCTGCCCGGGCCGTCGCCACCCTCTCGGTCTCGCAGATGCGACGCACCATCCTCGACGCCTTTGTCGATCTGCAGAACGGACGCACCCCGAAGGTCAACCCCGACGCAGCCTCCAAGCTCGCCGCGGCTTTCGAGAAGCTGTCCGACCGCCGCAAACTGCTGCCCCACCTCTTCGAGGCCTACGAGATGCTCACCGACCACCTCGCCCGTCAGGTCGAGGAGGCTCGCTCCCGCAAGGAGAAGGAGGCGGCACTTAATTTCCTCAAAATGGTCCGCACCGCCACCGACGAGGTAATCGCCCGCGCCACCTCCGACCAAGTCAATCAAACCCATTAACCCCATCAAACCCATTTAACCCATCAAACCCATTAAACCCAGTTTAACCTATGTTTAAAGCTTTTTTCAACGAGATCCGGCACCACATCACGGTGCTCAATTATCGCCGCGCTCGGCGCAACGCACAGTCCCTCGCCAACCGTCTCGGCTGCCAGGTGTTCTGCGTCAAAATCAACGGCCGCCCGGCTCTCCTCACCAAGGATTATTTCAAGGAGCTCCGCTCCAAGGGCGTCTTCCCTAAGAACTTCACGGCGGTCCAGCTGAAGGACATCTCTGTCTTCACCGTCAAGCCCACAGCCCACCGAACCCATTAACCCCATTTACGGCAGCCGTGCTCGGCTGCCGCTCCCATCACACACAAAAAAAAACATCATCACCATGCTCTCCAAAAAAGAACTCGACAGCCTCCGCCAGCGTTACGAGGAACGCTCCGCACAGATACGCTCGGCCTCTATCGACGACCTGATACGTGAGTCGCCGGCCGAACAGGAGGCACGCATCCGCCGACTCCTGCAGCCGGAAAACTACGCCCTCTTTTTCGACTACTACTTCGGGCCATCCTCGGCACTGCCCCTCGCCGACCACATCTCGGCACCTTTCCACGTCGATATCTACCGCGACCTCTACCAGAACAACTATATCACCATCTTCAACGCCCTCTTCCGCGGCGGCGCCAAATCGACCCACGCCAACCTCGGATACCCGCTCGCTCTTAAACAGACGGGCAAATGCAAGTTCTTCCTCGTCGTCGGCGCCAACGAGGAACGCGCCGCTATGCTGCTCCAGGATCTGCAGCTGCAGCTCGAGTCCAACCCGCGCATCATCGCCGACTTCGGACCTCAGAAGTCTGTCGGCGACTGGGCCGACGGTCTGTTTCAGACCACCGACCGCTGCACCTTTATGTCGCTCGGTATCGACCAGCCTGCCCGAGGCCTCCGCGCCAACGGCATCCGACTCGAGTATGTGTCCGTGGACGACATCGAAGACCCTAAGCGCGCACTTAACACCGACCTCTGCATCGAATATGCCAACAAGGTCACCGGCGACATCCAGGCGGCTTTCTCCATCAACTCCGAGCGCACCATCATCAACAACAACTATTTTGTCGAAAAGGGCTTTATCGGCGAACTGCTCAAACGCAAGGGCTTCGATATGAAAAACGTGGACACCCGCCACAACAACATCATCACCAAGGGACGCTCGAAGCTCTATCAGATCAACCTCACCGACCGCTACTATAACGAGGTCACGCCCGACAACCCCGACTGGCACCCCTCCTGGGACCGCTTCAGCCGGGAATACTGTCTCCGCAAGGTCGAGGACTACAGCCACGACCTCGCCACCCTCTCCAACGAATACTACAACACACCTGTCAAGGTGGGCCGCCTCTTCAAGCCTGAGCATATCCGCTGGGTTAAGCACGCCCCGCTCTCCTCTTACGACCTGGTGCTCGATTTCTGGGACTTCTCCTACACCCGCACCGGCGACACCAAGGCTATGGCTCGCATCGGCGCTCGCGGCAACAAGCTCACCCTCATCGGTCTCTTCTGCCGCCGCTGCGACATCGAGGCCGCCCTGCAGGAACACTTCACCGGCTCCCTCGACGTGGTACGTCACAACGCCTCCTATGTCGCCTACTACGACGCCAATGTCGCACAGCAGGCCATCTACGAGCCTGTGCTGGCAGAGGCGGCGGCACGCTACCACTCGGCCTATATCCCGGTGCCTACCCACAACACCACCGACAAATATGTCAAGATAGCCACCATCATCGGCGCCTCTCTCTTCAACGGCACCCTGTATTTCGACGAGGCTATAAAGAATAACCCCGACTGGGACGAGGCGGCTTTCCAGTTCTTCGGCTTCGAGAAGGGCTCGCGTATCAACGAC